AGAAAGATTTAAATTGCACGGAGATAGCAGTTTATAAACACGGCGAAATGACCTTGCAACAGATCGCGGATCGCCACGGGATAAGTATCGTAAGGGCGAAGCAGCTAGTAGATGAGGCTCTGCTTAAATTAAATAAGACATTATCAGAAAAAAGTACTATTTAAAACAGCATATTCGCGAATAATTGTTAGGAGTTTTGCAGAATGTCCAAGAAAACACTTTTAAACGAGTCACAGATTCGTTCTTTTATGAAGCTAGCTAAGCTAGAGCCTTTGACCCCAGGCTTTGTTCAGGGTCTCACAGAGAGCGCCGACGATCTTGATGAGGGTCGCGGTAAGAAGAAGAAGATGCGCGCCGAGGATGAACTCGAAGAGCGCATGGGCGGCGATGCTATGATGCGCGACGAAGATGAAATGGATGAGGTTAGAACAGGGTTGGGTCCAGACTACGATCTTACGAGACGAAAGAGAGGTCACGGTCGTGGAACAGGCGATGCAGACGGTCTAGAGGAACAGGAAGAGATGGAAGTAGACGCAGCTGAAATGGAAGATGCTGCCGGAGACGAGATGGAGATGGATGCAGAGATGGATGCCGAGGCAGAGGCACCAGTAGAAGCCCCAGCCGCAGACGCAGGCAAGATGGTTTCTGTTGATGATTTCCTTTCTGCCCTTGAGCGTGCCCTTGAGGACGTAACGGGTGAGGAAGTTGAGATTGATGATGAAGAGGTTGCTGATGATGAGCCAGCAGATGCTATGGATGATATGGCTGACGAGCCAGAGGATGCTGATGAGATGGGTGATGAGGAAGCTCTAATGGAGACCATCACAAAGCGAGTCGCAAAGAGAATTCTTATGGAGGCTCTTAGCGCAAAGAAGTAGTTGACAAACTCCAACTCCTAACGTATATTAAAGACTGTGAGCAACCCTCACAGTCTTTTTATTTGGATAAACAATGATAGAACTAACAACAGATGATTTAACCGCCATCGCAGCGATGGCCTTCTTTGCCGGCGTATTCGCGAGTATCTTTTTATCTCGGTTTTTTGAGATTGTGCATACTTGGAGAATAGTACAAGAGTCGGTTGTATCTATCATCTGGATGTTAACAAAGATGGTAGAAGATATTTCTTTCCTTCAAGAATTGAAACTAAAGCAGATGCGTGAGTCAGGCTTTACAAAGGAACAGATTCGTGAGTTTCAAAAAGTTGACGACCAGTTCTTGACAAACTGGAAGGACAATGCTATCATCTCCATAGTGAACAGATCCCCACGACACTTTAAAACGATGCTACCGTTCCACGATTGGAACAGTGCTATGAAGTTCTTAAACAATACCCTAAAGGGAGAATAGGAAAAACAATGGTTATTTTCAACAACGACACTCAGACCGATGAGGAAGAGGAGGTCAGCGAGCATCAGGCTGCTATGATTATGGCAGCAGTGGCTGGTGCCCAGGCAGGACCAGAGTCCAACACTATTGGTTTGGTTGGAGACATAAACGAGGAAGCAGCCCAACAGATTTATCACGGCCTTCTTCAACTAAACGGAGGTTCTATTTTCCCTAATCCCGTAGAGGAAGGAGAAGAGAAGCCAGAGGATCTTCACTTTCTTATCTCAACTGGTGGAGGTGCTATTTGTGAAATGTTCGGCATTATTGATATGATGAGTATTGTAAAGAGACGCCGAGATATTTCAACATTGGGAACCGGCAAGATCTTTTCAGCCGGTGTTCCAATATTGGCTTCGGGTACGAGAGGCAAGCGTTTTGTTACTCGCAATGCTCGCATTATGATGCATCGTTGTTCGACAGCCAACATGGGTACTACCGCTGATATCAAGGCAAGCCACGATGAGATGCGTCTAATGGAAGATCAGATGGTTCAAGTTATCGCTGAGAACTCAAAGTTATCTGTGGGTGAGATCCACAACATGTTCTCAAAGAACACAGATGAATATTTCTCTGCGCAGGAAGCAATTGAAATGGGTCTTGCCGACGAAATCATCTAATTACTATTAGTTCCCGAGGATTTACAATGAATATTGATACACTGGTGGAGAGTTTCTACTCCAAAAAAGATGAGACTGAAAGCCTTATTAATGAGGTTTTGAAGCTTCTGATTGAGCAAGCACCAGGGATGCCACCAAGTGCTACCTTCAATTGGTCCATGATTCCGGACATTCCGATCTCTGAGATTGGTTGGTCCGATGTCTCCACGACAGAAGAGGGAGTAGAGATCCCGAGCGAACAAAGAGCACTACTACAGCAGTATTTGAAGAACATTGGATCTCCTGGCGCGTCTTTTGAAGAGCAGATTAAATCTCTCCAAGAGTTCTACGGTCCTCGGGGACCGCTTATGGTGACGAAGAGTGCTGCGAATAACTCTGAGGCTATCTCACAGCTAATTTCATATTTGGTGTTTTACAAAACACTCACAAAAGTTGTAACCAACTTTAATGCTTCGTCAGCAGGCTTCAGTTTTGAGTCCTTTTTGGCCGTGCTGTTGAACGGAAAGCAGGTTCCTGCAAATACAGGAACAATCGCAGACTTTATAACAGGCGATGGAATTCCAGTCTCTTTGAAGTTATATACTAAATTGCATGTCGGCGGTTCATGGCGCGACCTTGTCGGAGACCTTATAAATCCTAAATTTAAACACCCCAAAGGTAGAGCGATGCGATACATCTCGGGCATTAAGGTTTTGAGCGGTGAGGGCCTTAAGCAGAAGGGTGAAATTAAATTATATCAGTTTGATATTACTCTTGATAATGTTGTAGATATGATGCTCAACTCTATGCATCCGGATATTGTAACCATGCCGGCTTCTATGGTGGCCGGAGGGGAGGGAATAGCCGATAAAATTCCTAGTGCCGATCGTGTTCCTCCCAATGAAGACTTAGAAAAAAGACTTACTGATTTGGTACATGCACAGTTGGGGGATATTGAAGTTGATGCCACAATGAAGCAAATTGACCCACAATTTAACTTGTCCAGCTTTGTTAACGGTCAAGATGGCGTTTTCCAGACAATGAAATACGCTTCCACTCCCCCCAACGATGCCCTAATGGCTCAGTATAGTAAACCCTGGAAAGGGCTTGCGTATACTAAAATGGATATGAGGACTATTAAGCCATTGTATAACTATCTTCTGAATTATGTATTTCTTCCAAAGTATGGGCAAACCTCTGCGTGGCAGTCAATTAAGACCAAGACGGGTCAAAACCGCGTGACTTCTTTCTTAGTACATTTAGCTCGTGCTATAAGAGCCGCGCATAACAGCATTGTTGCCAGTTTTGGCTCTTCTGAGGTCGCAAGAGCGCGCGCCGATGCCCTTAAGAATGTAGATTGGATGCGAGTCCGCGATCCAAAGAAGAAGAAAGGTAAAGAAGATATCGTTGCTCAACGAACGGCAAGTCGTAAAGAGATTAGTGATTATTATAACGGACTTGATGAGGCTGGAAAGATAGAGGCGCTTAAAAACACATATGGTATGGTCGTCGGCGGCGCCGGGGGAATTACGCAGTGGGGGCTTAATGCCCAGCAAGCCATAAATGAAGATTATCCCGTAAACGCAAAGTACCTTGGAGAGTTACAGATTGGCGGCGCGTATGTAGAACAAATGCTTACACAAGTGTCTGAGATTTTGAATCAAGAGATTTTTGCTGTTTTCTCATCTCTCAAAGAACTATCAGACAATCTTAATGGCTTCTTCGCCGGTGGTTTGGCTGATGACAGGAAAGCGGCGACCGCGATTGAAAGTGCTCAGGACATTGAAAAGAAGACAACCGAACTAAAAGGTGAAAAATAATACTTGACACACGCAATAGGTATGCTATAATACCAAGATAGAAAGAGAGGTTTCTCAATGCCCAAGTGTGTATTTGAAGACCGACAGAGCCTCAACCAAAAGGTTCTGGACGGAGTTAATAAGCTTGCCGATAATGTTGCGGCAACTCTAGGCCCGAAGGGTCGTAATGTCATTCTACAGGAGAAGGGTAAGACACCCTTCGTAACAAAAGACGGAGTAACGTGCGCCGCTTTCGTTCATCTGGATGATGAGTTTGAAAACGCTGCCGCACAGATTCTAAAGCAGGCAACCTCCCAGACCAACACTATGGCTGGTGACGGAACCACAACGGCAACTGTGCTTTCTCGTGCTATTCTTAACAAGGCACAGCGATACATTACTGCTGGTGCTTCTCCTGTTGAGTTGAAGCGAGGCATTGACTTGGCTGTAGATGCCTTGGTCCGAGAACTACAAAAGAACGCACAACACATCGAAACTCTTGATGATGTAGAGAACATCGCAACTATTTCAGCCAACAACGATAGAACTATTGGCAAGCTAATCGCGACTGCTGTTGACAAGGCAGGCAAGGATGGTTCTATTACAATCGAGGACGCCAAGTCTGTTGAGACTTCCTTGGATGTTATTGAAGGTTTCCGAGTAGAAGCCGGATATGCTGCGTCTGCTTTTGTAACTGATGAGCGACGTGGTGCTGTTCATTACGATTCCCCGCTTCTTCTTGTAACTGATAATCGGATTGATTCAGTAGATCAAATCCTTCCAGCGTTGGAGATTATATCTCGCGATGGTCGTCCGCTTGTTATTGTTGCGGAGGAGATTGAAGGTCAGGCTCTCGCGGCTTTGATTATGAATACAGTTCGCGGCTCTATGAAGATTGCTGCTGTAAAGGCTCCCTTCTACGGTGAGAGGCGCCGTAACATTCTATCCGACCTAGCACTCTCAACAGGTGCCGAGTTCATCTCTACGGACGGTACAGTGCGTCTAAAGGATATCAAACTACAACACTTTGGTCAGTGCCGATCAGTGGATATCACAAAGATCGGAACAACTGTTATTGGCGGCAAGGGCAACTTTGAGGAGATTGATCGTCGTATTGAGCTTCTCAAGACTGAACTTCTACAAACAGATGATATGCGCGAGTGTGATAAGATCCAAGAGCGCATTACAAAGTTGGCTTCTGGTGTTGCTGTTATCAAGGTTGGTGCGGCAACAGAAGTAGAGATGATTGAAAAGAAGCATCGCATTGAGGATGCGCTAGAAGCAGTCAAGTCAGCACAGCAAGAAGGTATTGTTCCTGGCGGTGGTGTTGCCCTAGTTCGTGTATCAAACAATCTTCTAATGCTTGAAGCCGAGAACGAAGATCAGATGTTTGGTATTGAAATCGTCCGTGATGCTGTAAAGGCTCCGCTACGTCAAATGGCTCAGAACTGTGGGTTGTCCCCTGATTTGGTTCTAGCCAAGGTAGAGGATGCCGAAGGTAACTTTGGTTACAACTTCCGAACAGACGAAATGGTCGATATGTTAGAGGAAGGCGTTATTGATCCGGTCAAGGTTACGAGAACTGCCCTTCAAAATGCTGCTTCTGCTGCTGGAACATTAATCACAACTTCTCATGCTATTGTGGAGGTATAACTCTATTTAGTGGAGACCGGAGGTGTGGTATTATGACTGGCGACGAACAGCAGAAACTAACTGTAATGTTAGTAGAGCTCTCAGGCAAAATTCAAACTGTGCTTGACAAACAGGAAGAATTAGCGGAGAATGTAAGCAAGATCAAGGATGCAGTCTACAACCCGGACTCTGGTTTATATGCAAGATTGAAAGAGTTGGATATTCGCATTATCCAACTTGAAACTTGGAAAGCAGCCAACTCAAAGGTTATGTGGCTTGTCGTCGGTTCTGTCGCTGGTTTATTAGTTAAGACAGCTTGGTCAGTATTATTCCCATAAGGATTATTAGTGCTTAAAGCAAAAGTAGGAGATCTAGTTCATATCCCCCAAGCTAGTCGTTTATTATATTTTAGTCCCAATAGCAAGCAAGCATCTATACCTTGGGATACAATACGTTTAGACGAACCAAAGGTAGCTCTAGTTAGTGGAGTGGATTGGGCAGAAGGATATGTTCAGATTATATGGAACGGCAAAGAATGGTCCGTTAGAGAAGAAGACGTTTTTACTTTAAAGGAGTTGTAGATGATACGTTTTGTAGAGGTCATAAATAAGACTGATAAGAACCCCCGTATGGAGAGAGTAGCGACACCACAGTTTGAGTTGGGCGAAGTTTGGATTAATGAAAAGTATGTAGTTAATGTCAGAGAGCACGTAGGCTACAATAACCTATTGAGAGAAGGTAGACTAGGTGTTGAACTTGATCAAAACCATAGGTTTACAACAATTATATTAAACGAAGGTAGCACTTCCACGGTTCATACTGTGGTAGGAGACCCTGAGTCGGTTGCCAGGAAGCTTTCGCGCGACCGATCACAACTATTGAAAGGCTAGGAAATGCTAAAGAAAGCAGCTATTATTCATAAGCCCTGGGGTCGTGAAGAGATCTGGGCACAGTCTTCTCGCTATGCAGGAAAGATTTTGGTTATTAACAAGGGACATCGACTGTCCCGACAGTATCACAAAGTAAAAGAAGAAACGATTATGGTTCTTGAAGGAACTTTGGTCTGCGAGGAAGGACCCACAGAAGTAGGTGGCGAGATCAAGCGACACATTATGGGTCCAGGCGAAATCTTCCACGTTCTCCCGGGAACTATCCATCGTTTCTGTGCAGAAGAGACAGATGTTCGCTTGGTCGAGGTAAGTACATCAGATATTTTTGACGTGGTAAGATTGGAAGACGATTATCGTCGGATTACAGATCTGCCGACAGAGATTAAAGCAAGCGGAAAGTAGTCTCTTGACACCCCCCTAGTGGGTGTTATAATGTGTGAGTAGGTGAGAGCCCTACCACACAAGGAGATTATTATGTACCCCATTCTTAAGAGAGCGCGAAACCAGCGCACCCTATTCGACACCTTTCTAGGTGACGAGTTTTTCAACCTTGAAAACACCAGCACTATTGACGACTATGCAGTGAGAACTAATGTAGCGTCCAACAACGAGGAATACCGCATTGATGTGGTGGCTCCCGGACTAGACAAGGACGATATGGGTGTCAAGGTTGAGAACAACTATATTTATATTTCTTACGACAGCGAGAACACTGATAAGTCGGAGTTAGTTCGTTATCGTTCATTTACTCGTTATTGGAAGCTTCCTTCCGACGCTGACGCTGCCTCCGTCCGTGCCGAGTATAAGCAGGGCATCCTTTCTGTCTTCGTTCCCCGCGAGACCCCTGCCAACAACTCCATTCAGATTGACATTAAGTAATATTTAAAACTATTTATAGTTGATGTATTTACGTCAATCTAATAAATGGAAAGAGTATCTGCTTCAAGAGGCAATTGCCTCTTGAAGTAGTTGCTATGATTCGATAGTCTAGGGCTCCAGCCTTCTGATGACGAGGAGATGCTACAAGAAAGTATCACATTTGATCGTTGGGCAAAAATAATAAAATAATTTTCCTCTAATGGTAACAAGCCTCATAATTACTAATGGACATAAACGGGTTAGAAAGGACTCAGGTTGTATGCAAAATTTAGCATCCCGTAAGGAGTTTGCAGGTAAATATACGGTGAGGTGATAGTGATAAAGTAACCTATTGCACGGAGGGTTTTTCGTGTCTGGGTGGATTAAAAACTTTATAATAATAGCTTCTTTACTTTTGGTAAGTTGTACCGGACCGGTCTTACCAGAATCTAACTCTAATCTAAGTCCGGATTTCATTCAAACACAACGCACAGTTGAAGTTCGAGACTCTCACGGAGCAGTCTTGGAAGTCATTGATGCGATTAATATTGCATTAACAGAGAAAAGAACCAGACAGGCTGCTGTCAAGGTGCGTTCACTTTTATATGGCGGTCACGGCTCTGGCACTTACATGATGGCCTATGGCCGTCGAGTTGTCGCAACGGCTGCTCACGTCGTCCGGAACGAGAGCACTATGCTTATAGAAGGTCGCGACGGTGAGGTGGTCATAGGCAAGGTTGTTTTTGTGGATCACAAAGTTGATCTTGCTTTTTTGGTTGTCCCTGAGATTGAAACCAGAACAGCCATCCGTTACAGACCAGAATCAAAGTATGACGAGAGACTAGTTGGCAAAAGTCTAACTTATACTGGCTTTCCTTCACACCACGATCTTCTTACAATTCGTGGTTACATCGCGGGCTTAGAAAACAATATGATTGTTTCCAATATGTTCGGGTGGTTCGGGTCGTCTGGTTCCGGGGTGTTTGATCAGTCAGGTAGGTATCTTGGCTGTGTATCTGGACTAGATGTTGGCCGACTTGGTCAGGGAGTTATAATTCCGCTAGAGAACATTGTTTGGGTCGCGCCAATCAGCCAAATTGATCAGGAGCTTTTAAAAGCAAGAATCACAACATCTGATGTGCCAGAGAAGGAAATGAAGTCTATTCCTGGCGCAGCTGCTCCGAGAAGAGGCGGGTTGAGGGACTAAGAAAATGCGTAATCTCTTTCTCTTGCAGAGTTGATTTATAACCGCAAGTCTGGCATAATTACTAGACAGGAGTTAATCAATGTTATCTTTAATACAGAAAATACTCCAAGCGGCAACATCATTCGATACCGTGCTTAGCCGCTTGGAAAGAATTGAAAGCGCGATAAATAAAATCGAGACAAAGATTAAAAAGCTTGATAAGATTGTCAATGAGAACGACGCTCTTTGGCAAATGCTTGACGAGCAAAGAGAAATGGAACAGATCTTTGCGAAGAATGCAGAAGATTATAATAAAGAAATCGCAGAGATTCTTTTGAGAAACACCAAAGTTCAAGGCAATGCTTAAGAAGCAATAGCAAACTATTTATATAGATGAAACGCCAACTACAAATATTTAAAGAGTTTATTGAGGAAGCAAAAGACCCAGCATACTTCCAAGATACATTTAACTTCACAGTTCTAATTTCAATGGATAAGAACCGTGGTGGTTCTCGCGATGAAACTAAAAATGATATTCGCGCACTACCAGAGGTTCTAACCGTTACTCTTATCGAGAAGGAAAAGGGTGGTGTCCAGAAAGATCTAGGCAACACTTATCTTTCTACTCTGAAGATCCACGTTCGTAGACCTCGCGGTACATCCAAAGAACTAATGATGAAGCGTGTTGTAAAGCAGATCGCGAGACTGAAAGGCGTTTCGGTTCTTCGCTACAAGGAGCGTAAGCCAAAGCAAAGAAGAAAAGCCTTCTACGGACCAGGGTCATACACCAAGAGAGTTCAGAACGTCAGTGAGAGTGAATACTGGCAGTCCTCAAAGCATATGGCTGACCTCAAAAAAGACTTCAAGGATCTCACAACCAAGGGACCACAAAAGAAAGGCGGCTACAAAAATGTAAGTGACTCGCCTGACTTCAAGTCCGCACCCCCAGGAGCCCCTGGTGGTTTAGAAGAGGCACTACTTGACGAAGCAATGAAGACAGCAGCAGACCTTCCAGAAGATATTGTTGTCGTTGTTGATAAACAGAACGCACCAAACTATTACAAGATTTACTATGCGCTACAACAAGATCTACGCTCCCCGTTGAAAGCCGGTGATGGCGTCTACGGCGTTTTGTCTATTCAGTTGGGTAGAGACTTCCCTTACGAGGGAAACTACGTTGTAGAGTCTGTCAAAGCCGCTGACGGCTATGGTCCGCTATTGTATGATGTTGCCCTTGAAACAGTAGGCAAAGCAGGGCTAAAACCAGATATTAAATCTATCTCTGATGATGCGTCGGCAGTTTGGAAGTTTTACGATACTCAACGTGATGACGTTCAAGGCAAACTGTTGGTTATGGATATAGATCAGTACCATACTGTAATGCCGAGAGATAGAGCAGCCAAGCCAGGAGAGAACGAGCACCTTGCGCAGGTTTATCGTAAGAAGAACAGATCAACAACAAAAGAACTACAAGATCTAAACAAGATTGTTGATATTTTTACTCCCCCACCAGCCAAACGCAAGTCGCGATACAAAGAGAAAGACCTTAGTCGCTTCAATCGTTTGCGTGAGGATATACTTGTTACTATCGGTGATGAGAACGATCTTGCTACATTTGAAATGCAACCTCAGTTCCAGCAAAAGATTTGGGATGGCGATGAGAAGATCCGCCCAGGAGTCAAAGCGGCTCTAATGGATATTGTTGATGAGTTTATAGAGCGACTTGATTTAGATGCTGAGATCAAAGATATTATTATGACTGGATCTTTGGCGAACTACAACTGGTCAAAGTTCTCTGATATTGATTTGCATGTCATTATTGACTTCAAGGAGGTAAATGACAACGAAGAGTTGGTCAAGCGCTTCTTTGATGCTGTTCGTTCCAACTGGAATAAGACCCACGACATAAAAGTTAAGGGACATGAAGTTGAGCTTTATGTTCAGGATGAAAATGAGCCCCACGTTTCAACAGGAGTTTATTCTTTAATGAACGACAAGTGGCTTGTGAAACCAAACAAAGTCAAGCCTTTCATTGATAAGAAAACTGCCAAGAAAAAAGCAGCTGATATTGAAAGAGAGGTTGACAAGGTGGCTTCTGTCCTGTATGATGGTAATCATGAAGCTGCACTCGACAAGGCAGCCTACTTGAAAGAGAAGATCAAGACAATGCGCCAAGCAGGCTTAGAGAAAGCCGGTGTGTTCTCGCCAGAGAATCTTGCCTTTAAGATGCTCAGAAGGTCGGAAGCACTTAGTAAGTTACACGACGTATACATCAAAGCATACGATCAGGCTTTAAGTCTTGACCAATGATTAAAATAAGGATTGGTAAGAAAATGAAAGGATCGGCTGTTGTAGTATTGGACGACGATAGCAATATGCTATTGTTGCTGCGTTCAGGGAAGTCTCATTGGATGCCTAAAAAGTGGGGACTCCCAGGTGGCAAGGTTGAGAGCGGTGAAGAACCGGTAGAAGCAGCCATCCGAGAAACAAAAGAAGAAACAAGTCTGAATATTCGGAACCTAACTTACCTAAAAGATTTTAGTAATAAGTGGGTTGACTTGTTCTACACAGCCGATTATGATGGGGATGTTCAAATTGATTTTGAACACGACGATTATGAATGGGTGTCTCGCGCTGATGTAGAACAGTACGATACAACGCCACGAATCGTTGAGATATTTGATTGGATTTTGAAAAATGAGCGAACAAACGACTAACGAAGACGAACTTCAAGTTGAAGAACGATCTACGGCAGAGGAACTAATCCCAAAGAAGCCATCTCGTTTGTGCCCTCGCGGCATTCAAACTTTTACGGTTGCGCGACAAGCAGACGAAACAGGCGTCTCTGGCGAGGGCGTTGTTATTGAAGGTGTTGTGTTGGCGACAGGGCAATGTATCGCACATTGGTTATATCCGCGACCAAAGGGTTCCATTGCTATTTTCGATTCAATGAATGATTTCATCACAGTTCATATCAAGCCACACCCCGGCAATCGCACCATTATTACATACGACGATGGTGAGCAAGAGCGATACGGACTACTTACAGAAGAGGAAAAGTCAAATGAAAATAACGAAGTCCAAGCTTAAGCGAATCATCACAGAAGAGTTACAGAACATTCTTGCTGAACAGTCAGTAGACCCGACCGTTTATGTCGGCGACGTTGAACGCCGACGTGAGCGCGCCAAAGAGCGTGAGGCTCTGAAGAAGTTTTTTGGCACACGAGGGGCACGAGATCTGGAAGAGCCCGACACCACACAGATGCCTGATGCTCCCAGGGCTGCCTCTGACCCTGACAAAACAGCAAAACTAAGCCCAGCCCGACAAGCCGCTCTGGATAAAGAACGGGAAGTTATACAGGCCCCTGAGCTCTCACTGCGGGACCCAGAGCGACTTACTATCACAGACTTCTCGAAAGATGTGCAAGATAAGCTTTTGCTAGCCTACTCCAACAAGGAGGGGATCTCCATTGACCCTAAACCCCTCGGCTCGGGAGAATTTGGAATTGTTTATAAGGGAGAGAATCCCGAGTGGGGCCCTGTTGCGGTAAAGATGACGTTATCCGGCCGGGAAATAAACGCATATCGGAACATCAAAAAGCTTAAGGATGGTCTAGAAACGCGTGACCCACAGGCCGGCAACGTCCTACCTGAGATACTAGACATTAGTGTTTTACCGTCCCCTCCAGTCGGACCCGAAGGAACTATTCGTCGCGGGAAATTCATCGAGAAACAAGGCGGTCAGAAATATAAAGTCTTTGTGATTCAGATGGAGTTGCTTGAAAAGCTTGACCCCGCAACAAGGTCAGACGTTTTTGGGGCAGACCCTACAGGCAAACCCGAGCCCGAAGTGCGTAAGCGGTTTGTCGATAACTATCTGGCTATTGATAATATCTACTCCGCATTAGAAAAAGTGATAGGAGAAGACACATTAGAGAAAATACTTAGCACCTTGGAGTCTCCTGAGAGAGCCGCCATGCGTCGAGGAGCGGACCCCGGGCCTGTAACAGAGCAGGCTTTGCCGATTAAGGACGAGAGAGCCTTCCCCATATTTCGAGAGATAGAGAAAAAGTTGCTTCCTCTCAAGAAGGCATACTTACGTTCCGATCCTGAAAATGATTACTTTGCTATCCAAGACATGAAAAGGGAGATTTCGAAATATGTAAAAGACGCTTTCGCGAAGTATATAGATGATCCCGAGGCTCTCCGGACACTCAACACTATGCTGCGCTACCCGCAGATACTTGGAAAGCAGTTAGACTCCAATATGCGCCTATCTCAATATGATCCAAAGACTATCGGGAAATCCTCAGCGCTAGGAGCATCTATGCTCCCTCCTTCCGAGATAAAATCACAGGTAGCCAAAAACTTTTACACTCGCCTTAAAAAGCTGGAAAAATACGACGCTCAGTATGGCGATGTTCATTCCCACAATCTGATGCAACGTCCAAATGGTGATTTGGTCGTTGCGGACGTTGGTCTATTCTTGTTCGGCCCCGAAGGTAGTCGAGGGTATGCAGGCTCTATCGCTGAAAGTGGCGACAAATAGATTGCGCATTAGGCAGTTAGAACTTGACGCTAGGGGTTCTTTCTGCTATAGTGTATAGACAGTGGGAGACAGCGATGGTTTTTCACGGAGACTACGAAGAAGCGTTAGATAATTGGGAGTCAAGAAATCTCCCTTGTCCTAGTAACATAAGAGTTGGTGATCTTGTGAGATCAAAAACCAAATGAATAGGTGGCGTGGGTATTGTCACAGATGTTTATAAGGTGAAACACCTAAGTGGTGACTCTTGGTGGTGTTGCAAAGTTTACATTGACGGCAAAGAACGCGCATTGCCAATCGGAGATTTTGAATTGGTAGAAAGGGGATAAGATGAGAGATTTGATTTACGGCTTCCTACTTTTCTTTGTAGGACAAGTACTAATATGGTTCCAAACCAATGCGCAGTTCTTTAATGAGTGGGCAAAGGAACATCCTTTCTTAATGTCCTGCATATTCAGTATTCCAATATCTTATATGTTCATTAAAGCAACCGGATTTGTTGTGAATCACTTTGATGGCTTACTGTGGCCCGGTCGCTTTATCGGATTTGCATCAGGCATGATTTCCTTTGCCGCACTTTCATATCTTATAATGGGTGAAGGCGTCAGTGTGAAGACTGGCGTCAGTCTTCTCCTTGCAGTTCTTTTGGTCTGTATTCAGGTGTTTTGGAAGTGAGAAAGCCAAAAACTAACATTTGAACCTTGACTTCGGTTTCCTCCTGTGCTACTATATGAGTGTAGGAGGCTATTATGGATAGTCAAAAGACAAACGAACTTTATGAAAGGTTCCCGCACTTATACAGAGAGAGATTGGCTCCGCTAGAAAGCTCAAAGATGGGCTGGGGTTTTCAATGTGATGATGGTTGGTATGATATTCTTCACAAAATGTCTAAGAGGATTGCTGCGTTATCGTCAGACGACGAGTTTGCACCAGCGATTACAGAAGTTTCTCGGAACGAAGACGGGTCACTTTATGTTGAGGCACGCAATCTTACACCGGCAGTCTTAAATCTCATTGAAGCTGCCAAAGAACAATCAAAACTAACTTGTGAGAGTTGTGGATACGCGCCAGCGTTTAAGCGATCCAAAGACGGTCCCATGAAGAACCGTGTGGCTTGTGGACGCTGTGTAAGACAAGCAGAAGGGAGTAAGATGCATAAGGCACCAAAACGCAAGAGAAAGCCGCGTAGGGCACCTGATGTGGTGGTAGTAAAACGTTAATGAATGAATTTAAAGTAGGCGACTTAGTTCGCGACAAATTAAACCAAACCGACAACAGTTATGGGATTGGAGTTGTAGTTGATGATGACCTTCCTCCTACAATGGGAGAAAGGTGGGATCGTTCACAAACAGGACCAGCGCAAAAAAAGTATGATGTTTATTTTAGTAAGTTCGGAAGAACAATAACATTTCATGGAGATTATCTTGAGCGAGTATCAAAGGATTGAGAAGTATGCAAGGCGAAGAATGAGGGAGATCAGAGGAGGGGCATCCTCTGTTCATCCTATGGACCCTGATATCGAAAGATACACAAGGAACCGCATTAGAGAGCTACGTCTTGAGAGAGAAATTAGAGAATCTGAAATAAACGTTGACAACGTGCTGTTCAGAGGGTATACTATGGCAACGATGGAGGTTTACGGTGGTGATTGAGGATTGGTCAGAGTTTGATTGGTCAGAGTATAAGACTCGCAGCCTACTAAGCAATTTTACTTGGAGCGAGGATGCACTTAGAGATTGGAACGATATTTGGACTGCTCTTTGGAGATTAGGATTCAAGTGGCAATGGAAGAATGGAGACACATACGCTCGCGTATGTGGAGATTCCTTCAAGTGCTACACGGTCTGGAACGATGCAGATCGTTTGGATGGAGCCTTTCCAATCCCGCAGATTCATGTTCTAGACGAGATTAAGGAGCTTTTGATGGGTGATGTCAGTGACGACCCCGCCATTCCTTACACTGTCAAGGCAATCAACGATTGGTTTAACCTACACTATGTGTTTCGATCGGAGTCTGGATGTGGACAACCGCTCCTATTTGCCGACCAATCCTCAAGAGCCGCCGCCCGAGATGAAGCCTGATCTCGACCTGCGACGAGATGGCACGACTTGAAATGGAGGAAACATGACCACCGAAAACCTGATGAACTTGACTCTTACCCACGGTTCCCACCAATCCCGCGAAGAGGGGACATGTCTCATGGAGGCCGTCGCATTCTTGGCGGGTGAGGCGCACTCAGATCGTCCCATGTGCGCTTGCCCCATTCTCGGGGCGTATGCGAGAGCCCTGAACGATCGTATGGGTGAGGGGGCAGAGGGTGATACCCTTCGGGAGAAGCACCTCCTGCCCCTTACCACGAAGTTGGTGGGGACTCGTTCGACCCCTGGGGTCGAGCGGAAGCGGGCACTCTACTTCGCTGACCGGGCGGTGCGGCTCTTTGCGCCGAAGGCGTTGGAAGCGGCAGGGTTCACCAAGGAAGCGGCGGCCCTTCGGGCGTTGCCCGAGATCGTGGATGAGCAGACTGCTGCTCGTGCTGCTGCTTATGCTGCTGCTGCTACTTATGATGATGCTGCTGAAGCTGATGCTGCTGCTAATGCTGCTTATACTGCTTATACTGCTACTCATGATGATGATGCTGCAGCTTATGCTGCTTATGCTGCTGCTAATGCTTGGGAGGACGCGGCGGAAGTTCTCGCGGAAGCATGTGAGATTGGTTCGTGTCCCACCAGGGGGTTCACCATCTCAAAATAAAGGTGAAAGTTAAGAAAAGGGTTGACAAGACAGGCTGAGTGTGATAGACTGTAGTCACGATGAGAGAACGGACCTCTAGCTCAACAGGTAGAGCATCGGACTTCAAGAAAGAAAAATAGGAGTGCTTATATAGAGATATATAAAGTAGAATTTGGCTGTATGCTGGAACACCCTTAGAGCTTTTGGTACCATTATCTTGGTGACAATTCAAAAGATTGGGCAATCAGCAGGAAACTAACAGGTCACTAATCCGACGCTTGACTATTTATTATAGAGGAGATAAACTTATAATGCATAGTAAAGCAAAAGGGACGATTGGTGAAGCGAAAGCAATACAACACTTTCTTCAAAACGGATTTCGCGTATTTACGGAATTTGGGGATCTTTCAAGAATTGATTTGATTGTTGAAAAAAATAACCAACTTCTAAAAATACAAGTAAAGTCCTATACATCGAAAGACAATAAAGTAGTCTTGTATAGTAAAAAAGCAGGACCAAACTATAATTTTCACTATACTGAGGGAGATGTTGATATATTTGCTGTGTATATTCTGGATAAGGATGAGTTGTTTTACGTATCGGCAAAAGAACTGTGTGCTATGAAATCGGGGCTCACATTTCGTCTTGCAGAGCCGAAAAACGGACAAAAGAAAATGATAAGATATCCTAAAGATTATACCCTTGAAAGGATCCTCAGAGACTACACGCCAAACACCCTAACAAGTAATGTTGAGGGTGATGATATAGTCCAGACCACAACAGGTGACGAATTGTTGCTTGGCTAGTGAAAATTAGTGTGGTAGGTTAATCCGCAGGTTCTGGGTTCGAGTCCCAGGGGGTTCACCATCTCAAAATAAAGGTCAAAGTTAAGAAAAGGGTTGACAAGACAGTCAGGACGTGATAGACTGTAGTCACGATGAAGATATGGCGCGGTGCCGGAATTGGTCTACGGAGAGCACTCAAAATGCTCCGCTCTTATGAGCTTGTGGGTTCGAATCCCACCCGCGCTACCATACAATCAAATGGCGTGCCGGTTCGAACCCGGCTGCTCCTACCACTTCAAACTTTATGTCTTCGGATTCTCTTTCTGACGGCATTATCACTAACACCAAGTTGTCTGCCAACAGCAGAATAACTCGTTCTTTCAACCATTACTATAAGTTCGTCAACAGAAGGCCATTCTGTTTTTGTGGGCTGACTAAACTTGCCTTGGCAACTCTTACAGCGTTGCGCTTTGCGGCTAATAGCCACTCCACAATCAACACAGAAGTTTTGTTTTTTTACTCTTGGCTTTGGGGTTGATTCCTTTTTTCTCGGCTTCCTTGGCTTTGGGGTTGATTCCTTTTTTCTCGGCTTCCTTGGCTTGTTCTTACCTGCGTAAGTGCTTGTTTGGCTATGGCAGTTGGGACACAAGAGGCGAAGATTCTCTAATCTATGATCGTTGTTGACTCCGTTAATGTGATCTAAGTGAAGGGATAGGGGCTGACCCTGCCAATCAGCAATCCCACAGCAACTACACTCATAAGCGAGTAAGCCTTTGGAAAGTAACCTTTTCTTGATCTGACTACGATTTGTGTAATCTGATTCAGCAACCAAGATTTCTTCGAGAGTCTTCTTTTTGCTCCAATTGTGAGTGCGATTCTTTAAGTGCCCTTGTCCTGTAAAATGAGAAGTATCAAGACCCAAAGCCTTGACTCGACGCTTGAAAAGAGCATAGTTTCCACCAGTGGCTTTTAGCCCGAGAGCAAGAAGACAAGACCTAACTGAATAGTTGTTCTTTACAGCATTTACGAAGTCTTCTTCGGTGTAAGAGGTTCTATCAAACATAATGGTAAACTCCTTTTTATGACGAACTATAATAAGTAGTTGCTGGTTCGGAAAGTTCCACAAAAAAACCACTTGACAGACTGCGATCGTCGGGTTACATTACATTACAAGAGTAAGGGAAAAACAAATATAAAGATTAATAAGGCTTGACGCGCAGTTCGCTCTCTGATATACTGTGTGCATAGTGAGAGAAAGAGACGATTTCACAAGACTTATGGGACAGTGCCGGAACTGGTCTACGGAAAGCACTTAAAATGCTTCGCTCTTATGAGCTTGTGGGTTCGAATCCCACCTGTCCTACCAAATTAGAATAAGGAGGAGACGATGAGCAGAGAAAACATTGATACGCTAGAAGATATGATTCGTGATAAGTTGGCTGACGATAAAGTCGTTTGCTATCTGATTGAGGACGACGACGACTTTGAGCATTTGATGGAGCTGATCTCAGACGCGATTGTGGAGTGCGCCGCCGCGCAGCAGGTCGCGTCTGACCCGCTCCTTCGGCGTTCATTGGAGGAGTGAGATGTGTTATATCTTAGGCTTTATTATTTTTCTTTTGCTTGGGATTCTCGCAGTTGTAGAGATCAACAAAGGACTTGACACTTACGATCAAGACGACTAATTTTAGTTTGATATAGTATGAGCATGATGATTGATGATGGTAAGGCCCCGCCAAATCACCAAATATCATTTTGACCTTGACAGGAGCCCCTTCGGCTGCTATAGTAGATACATAAGCTGATAGACTGACTTACGAACCTAAGTTGGGAAATGACAAACATTTACTGTTGAACAAATGCGGCGGTAGCATAACAGTAAATGCCCTGTTCTTATAAAGCAGTCTATGCGGGTGCAATTCCCGCCCGCCGTACCATTTTAAACTGGCTTTTGAGCCTTTGACGAGTGTTAGCTCCTCGTTGAGTAACAGGACAAATAAACAAAACCTGTAAAAGAAAAAAGAGGGACAAATGGCTAGAAAGCATTACTATACAGTTGTATGCGCCGATGGTTTTAAAATGTCTGTACAGGCAGGTGTTCACAACTACTGTGACCCGCGAGTGTCAGACGCACCTAAGTATGATCTTGTGGAAGTTGGGTTTCCAACGTCTGAGGAGTCAATGCTAATGCCTTACGCTGAAACCCCGGAGGATCCCACAGGAACCGTCTATCCTTTTGTTCCCGTAGAGCTTGTTACAAATGTTATTGTAAAGCACGGTGGTATGGTTTCAGGTGAAGTGCCTCCGGGTGTTATTCCTATTCGGGCTTCGAAGCTATGAAGATTGACGACAACATTCTACAACTTGCCGTAACGCAAGCGCATAAGTCACCGATGAACTATCGGCACGGCGCTGTGATTTGGAAAGGCAAGACCATTCTTGGGACAGGATATAACTATCCAGTGGCCCCGCCAAATGATAATGATAAGCGCCGCTTTTCTATTCATTCGGAGCGCGATTGCTTGAAGGGTTTGCGTGCGGACTCTATATACAATTCAGAGTTGCTTTGTGTTCGTGTTCAACCGAACGGTGGTCTTGCGTCCTCTAAGCCTTGTCGTGGATGTATGAAGCTTCTCCGCCGCAAGGGCGTGAAGAATGTCTACTGGTTTAATAAAGAAGGCAAGCTAAGGAAAACGAAACTTTCGTGATCTTATCTTGACAACCACGCCGTCGCGTGGTAGTATATAGATGATGGAAGGAACAAGCACTAACGCGGAGGAACATCGTCAATCTGTAAATGATTGTACAATTGTACAATCATTTTTATCTCCTATATGATTACAATATATGCGGGCGTATCCCCTCAGCCTTCTAAGCTGGAGAAAGGGTAACTGGACACATGCAGGTTCGATCCCTGCCGCCCGTACCATAAACCCCTGTAAAGAGGAAGAAGCGTGTCTCTGAAAATCGGTGATCTGGTAAGTTATCAAGATTTTAGCGCTAAGTGGCTTGGTGTTGTTGAGAAGATTATACCCGGCACTGCTAAGCGTGTCGTTGTATGTTGGATTGATCCTTATGAAGGAAAGCTGGATCATTCGTCTGTAAACTCTGGCGATCCTCGTTTTAGGATAGAGGCAAGGATAGATGTCCAATCCCGGTGATTTGGTAAAACTCAAGACCGGTGACGATAGTACCACGTGGTGGGGACGCTTGGGTATTGTGGTGGAACTTCGTGGACCAACCGCTGTAGTTCAGTGGATTGGTATTGAGGGCACAATGGTTTTCCGGGTAAAGTCGCTGGAGGTTGTAAGTGAAAGTCGGTGACTTGGTTCGATATCGTTCGGGACCGCTTCCTCGTATGACCGGTACGATTATAGAAACACGCCGCGACCCCATCCGGGAAAGGCAAGATCGGAAGATTCTGTGGTTTGGGACAGGACGAACTGATTGGGTTTTAGAGAAATGTTTGGAGAAGATAAATGATTGATCTTGATAGAGACTTGGAATACCTTGTTGGTCGCATTGATCTTTGGAAAGAATACAAAAACGATGAGGTTCTTGAAGATGCTCTTGAAGAGATTTATCATATTCTCTCAACAATAAACGATGTTATGAAGCAAGACAATGAAGAGATACTTCACGACCGTATTGCCAAAGAGATTGGTAATATGACGGATGAAGAGGTTGAGAAGAATGTAAAGAAATACTTTCAGAAAGAAGAACATCCACCTGAATGCCCTTGGCATAAAGATTGGCATTCGTGCAACTGTGGTTTATTTGATAAGGAGAGTAAAGAATGACTGACGAAATCAAAGAACTCAAAAAGCAAGTAGAAGAACTCAAAAAAGAACTGGAAGTTGCTCAGTCTCTTCACAAAGTTGCTGTAAGGGAAAGGGATTACGAAAGAACTCTTTGCGACAACTATAAGAAAGATTATTATGATCTTCGCTCACTTTACGAAGGTGTTCTTTCTCGCATAAACAAGTTGGAAGACGACACAAGAGCAGCGATAGAGTTTGCCGACCTCGCAGAAGATGATAAGGGAGCAGAAATGATTTTAAAGTTCTGCGACGACATTACAAAGTTGGTTGGAGAATAAAGAATGAGTTTGAAAAAGAAGAAGAACCGTACTCACAACATTACATTTATTTTGCTCGGGGAGTTCGGCGGTCAATATGAGATTGCTGATGTTCAGTTTAGATGCTCACCGGATGAGTATCAAAACTTTAGAATAAAGGCATTGGAACTCATTGATGATGAATACTCTGATTATCATGTTGTCGGAGAAAAGACCGAACACGATTATCATTCTTACGAATTGGTAAGTGAACCTCATTTGAGAAAACTATAATCACCAAAATGAAGATACCCTGTTTGTAACAGGTGGGCAAAAGAAACCAAAGCCGGATTTTTAGGCACCGTTCTACCAAGCAGTAAAGGGGCGAAAGCCTATGCATATACGACGGGCTGTGGTAATGAGACGCTTGGGAAGAAGCAGCATCGCAGGTAAAACCCTGTTGGTTTATTTTGCAGATAGGTTGGGTTGCCTATCATCATATTTCTGATTGGCGCTTGACAGCCCGTGCACGCTATGGTATGCTGTAAGCACGATGAGGGAGAAGCCGTATGGTTTTCAAAAAAGGTGATCTTGTCAAGTTTGCTCCTGATGGTGAAGAAGATGATGATATGTATGGTTCTTGGCTTGGAGTGATCGTTGGATTTCCATCGTTGGATTTCCAACTGTTTGAACCCTCAGCAAATGTGGTTTGGAACCGTGGTAGCAAGAGAGTAACGGCAACGGTTCTTAGAAATATGAAGATCATCAGTGAAAGTCGGTGATTTGATCCCCGAAACAGTCGGAGCTTACAGAAGGATTAGGAACGAAGAATGATTTATCTTGTTGAAATAATACGCTATGGTGATCCTTCGCTTGGAGTTCATCGGTATGGTGTATTTGATGATTTTTCCAAAATAGCTCCAACTATGGCTGAATACAATTCTTATAGGGCAGGAAAGTATCCTGCTTATTTTGTAACAGAGTTTTCAGAAATGAATCCTTCTGATACAGATTTTCCCGAAAGAAAACGATACGAAGTTACTTATGCAGAGAGAGTAGAATGAAAGTCGGTGACTTGGTAAGCTATCAAGACCTTGACGAAAAGTGGGTTGGCGTTGTTAAGAAGATTCTACCCGGCTTCATTCAGTATGACGTTGAGTATGCCGTCGTGGTTTGGATTGACCCTCGCAACGGCAAGCTAAATCAAACGACAGTACGTACTGACGATTTTCGCATTAAGATTGAGAGCAAAGCAGATGTTCAGCCCCGGTGATTTGGTTCGTTGCAAGATGCTGGGTGGCATTTATACACCTTTGGGCATCATTATTCGTGAGGCAAACCCTACGGTATATGAAGTTCTTGTGATGCACGATCGCGGACCAAACCGTCAGTCTCTTGGTGTTTCTTACTTGGAGGTCATCAATGAAAGTCGGTGACTTGGTGAGAATAAAAAGCAGATTTCGGAATGCGCCAATCGGCTTGATTGTAAGTATTGATCATCACCCGCGCAATGCGGCACCAGTAAAAGTTCAATGGCTTGACGGAAACTATGGTCAATATCGTAATATGAATGAGTTGGAGGTCATAAATGAAAGTCGGTGACTTGGTGAGGTTGAAAGATCCCCTATTTCGCGCGTCAATCGGCTTGATTGTAGATATTGATCAGCAACCCGTCATCCGGCTCCATAATGGGGATCTCATAAAAGTTCAATGGCTCGGTAACCAATGCAAATACGATCAATATCGTAGCCCGAATGAGTTGGAGATCATCAGTGAAAGTCGGTGATTTGATTCGTCCCAGTCCTTATCATTGCTATAAAGGAGCACAGTGGGGAGAGGATGTTTATGTTAGATCCGATGCTCCTCCTTGTGTTGTAACAAAAATGTTTAGGGTCAGAGGTAAATTTGTCTATGTTATGTTTCACTGTTCGTGGAATAATGAAATGCTAATGATGGAAGATCCGGTCAACTCTAAATGGTGCGAGGTCATAAGTGAAAGTCGGTGATTTGGTGAGGCTGAAAGCCTACCCCTCTCTCGCGCCAATCGGTTTGATCGGTACGATTATAGAAATTCACCGCGACCCCATCCGGGAAAGGCAAGATCGGAAGGTCCTGTGGTTTGGGACAGGACAAACTGATTGGTATTTAGAGGGATCTTTGGAGAAGATAAATGATTAATTTAGGTTTCGCCTGTATCGTCAAGTCACTATCGGAAGATGTTCCAAAATCCAAACGCATCACCACCAATCGTTCAATGATCAAGCGCACCTTCCAACAAAAGGGCATCAAGTATGCTTCCGAGTTGGCTTTGGCGAATGTCCGAGATCTAAAGAAGATTATTCAGTGGAACGAAGATCATAACATCAAGTTTTATCGTTTATCTTCTGAAATGTTTCCGTGGGCATCAGAGTATAACATTGAAGACCTTCCAGACTTTGAGAATATCGCTCGGATTATGGGAGAAGCAGGAGATTTAGCCAATAAATATGGTCAGAGACTAACAACACATCCGGGTCCATTCAACAAGTTGGCTTCTCCAAAGGAAAGAGTTGTCCTTGCGACGATTGCTGACTTGGAGATCCACGGCAAGATGTTGGATTTGTTGAAGCAACCAAGAACTCCCCAAGCAAAAATCAACATTCATGTTGGCGCTGCTTATGGGAACAAGCCAATGGCGCTTGGAAACTTCAATAGAAACTTTGAGAGACTATCGGATGCTGTAAAGACACGTTTGACAGTTGAGGCAGATGATCGCCCATCTTTGTATTCTACACATGAACTATATGAAGGGGTCTACAAGAAGATTGGCATTCCGATTGTCTTTGACGTGCATCATCACAAGTTTAGGAATGACGGTGAGACAGAGGAGGAAGCTATGCGACTTGCAGCTTCAACTTGGGGCGATGTGAGACCCGTAATCCATTATTCCCAGTCCCGCTGTGTTGAGTACAACGACAACAAAATCAAACCAAACGCACATTCTGATTCCTTTTGGGAGCCCGTAAACACTTACGGTTTGGACGTTGATTGTATGTTGGAGTGCAAGGCGAAAGAGCTTGGTCTCTTCAAGATGAGAGAACTTCTTATGGAAGCACAATGAATAACAAAAGATCTTATATTGATAGATTTATGAGCAAGTGTTCTGACAAATCTTTATTTCTGTTTTCTTTGGCTATTGTTACTACAAGTTTTGTGACGGCAATCTTGGAGAACAAGATGCGCTCGCACTTGCGCTCTCGACGTGGGAAGAAACAAAGCCAGTAGTTCATTACACGCAATCAAAATGCGACAACTTTTGACTTGACAGGCGCCTGCCCCTGTGGTAAGTTGTAAGCACGATGAGCGATAGCAAGCCCACTTGCAAAGAATATCCAAACGGCACCAAAGAATGGTTCCTAAACGGCAAACTTCACCGTGAAGATGGACCTGCTGTTGAATGGGCAAACGGCACCAAAGAATGGCACCTAAACGGCAAATATCACCGTGAAGATGGCCCTGCTGCCGAATGGAGAAACGGCCACAAACAATGGTGGCTAAACGACAAACTTCACCGTGAAGATGGTCCTGCTGTTGAAAGGGCAAACGGCGAGAAAGAATGGTGGCTAAACGATAATAAAACAACCGCCCTGGAAGTCTTCAAACAAGCCAATGACGAACAGCGAAAGCATATGCTTTGCTTTTACCCAAATGAGTTTTCTGCTTGACGGGCACTTGCCCCCTGTGATAAGTTGTAAGCATTATGAACGATAACAAGCCTACTTATACGATTTATGAAAACGGTGACAAAGAATGGCTCCTAAACGGCAAAAGACATCGCGAAGATGGTCCTGCTGTTGAAAAGGCAAACGGCGCCAAAGTATGGTTCCTAAACGGCAAACTTCACCGTGAAGATGGTCCTGCTGTTGATGGTCCTGCTGTTGAAAGGGCAAACGGCGACAAAGAATGGTGGCTAAACGGTAAACTTCACCGTGAAGATGGCCCTGCTGTTGAATGTGCAAACGGCGACAAAGAATGGGTCTTAAACGGCAAATTTCACCGTGAAGATGGTCCTGCTATTGAAAGGGCAAACGGCGACAAAGAATGGTGGCTAAACGGCAAAAGACATCGTGAAGATGGCCCTGCCCTTGAAAAGGCAAGCGGCGCCAAAGTATGGTACCTAAACGGCAAAAGACATCGTGAAGATGGTCCTGCTGTTGAAAGGGCAAACGGCGACAAAGTATGGTGGCTAAACGGCAAAAAAACAACCGCCCTGGAAGTCTTCAAACAAGCCAATGACGAACAGCGAAAGCATATGCTCATCTTTTACCCAAATGAGTTTTCTGCTTGACAGGCTCCTGCCCCTGTGGTAGTGTAGTTACAGTGGGAGAACAAAGCAGCGAATGAAAGTCTCTGAACTAAAGCCTGGAATGCTTCTGCGGTTCAAAGAACCAATGGGTATTAGGCATATGCGTGATCACAACAATCACCTTTGGCTTAACTTTATTCGGACCACGAATACGGTAGATCCTTTGATTATCTATCTCGGGCAAAAGGAAGTTCCGGGGGGAACTTATTATGGCGGGTATCAGAAAGTTAGACAAATTCTGATTGACGGACAGACGCTTTGGATGTGGCCGGACTCGTGGAAACATGTAGAACCGGCAGAAATCGGAAAATAGAACTCAGCATTTTAACACGGGTTCTGTGGGAACTGTAATTGATTCAGTTTATAGCATGGGGTCTGACTTTCAGCAAATGTGCGTTCAGTAGGAAGATGACAAAGCACCCGAACGAGATTCGTGGGAAATGTCACACTCGCTGTTCATCATTCCGCACCAGCCATACGATTTAAGGTTTTCAGATTAGTGCTTGACAACCCGTGCTCGGCGTGGTATGCTGTAAGCACGATGGGAGAACAGGTGTATGGGATATCGCTCGCAAGTTGTGTTGGCTATCAGCAAGGAACTAATCCCTTTTCTGATGCTCGCCACTTCAAACAACAAGGAAGCGGAAGCATTGGTGTTTCAGCACGCTGATAAGTTTGACCGTGATTATGGTGGTGATAAGTCGTGGCTTCTTCATTGGGATAGTATCAAGTGGTATGAAAGTTATCCCGATGTTGGCGCCATTGAGCAGTTTGTGACTGAGGCGGAATGTGATGAATACAGCATCACGGACGACGATGGAAATAAAGTTTATTCTTCCGACCTTGTTCGCTTTGTAAGGGTCGGGGAAGATAACGACGATATTACGGTTCGCGGGAATGGCTTTTGGGATATTGGTCCCGTAACTTCTATTAATTGGTAAGGAGATAGAATGCTTCACTTTCTCATTGGTGTCGCTTGTGCCATTTACATCTGGAACTTTCTTGGGATTAGTTGGGAGACGAAATGACCCGTGGTAAGCCTATGGTTGGTGCGCTCGTGCGCGATGCTTCAAAGGCTGTGAAGATCGTTACAGCATATATGGCTGACGCAAGGGGAGAGTATATCCGATTTGCGGGCGATGGTCCTACGATGTGGCGTCCTTTGGATGACTTTGAAATCCTTCAGATGGGTGACTGATGTATAATCTAACTTATGATCTGAAAGTTGGTTCGTTGGTTCGCTGGTGGGGCGACGAAACCTCTGGAAACTCACAAGATGTTGATGATATTGGTCTTGTGACAAAAGAGGAAGATTGGGGAGTTGATATTTGGTGGTCCGTCACAAAGCTGGAAAACGCTTTTGAGTGGCCAGAGATTGAAGAAAGTCTGTTTCAGCAAAAGTTGGAGATTATCAGCGTATGAAGAAAGCAAAGACCATTTGGTATTGTAGGTTTTGCGGGCACCATAGGAATGCCCCCGCACATTCTTGTGTAAAATGCGGAAGTTCCGTGCCTCTCAAAGAATGGTAATGACTGATGCGACCCGGTGATCTCGTAAGGATTGATGAAAGAGTAAGTCCATACGGCGAGATAGGCTTGATTATTCTTTGCGATGGGGATGTCGATGGATCACTTTACGCGGCAAAGGTATTGTCTGGCGGCAAAATCTTTTGGGTAAGAGGACACTACCTTCGGGCGATTAATAATGTATAAAGTTGGCGATATGGTAAAAGTCAATAAGGAAACTTTGGGTGCCTATGCAATCAACGGCAAAAACTTGGCCGGCAAAGTCGGTATTATACTGGAGAAGTGGAAGCGTCTTTATATCCCTTGCTATTGGGTTCATTTTGAACACGGCGACGAATGCTGGATTGACGAAGAGAACTTGACAATCCTCTCGTCGACGAAGAGAACTTGACAATCCTCTCGTCGTATGTATATTCCAAACTTGAGATGGTCCGCAGAAGCAATCTTGGAAGTTGTGGACGATACTGAATTAGTAATGGTTCAAAAGGAGCGTTATTTGGGAGTCTGGTATGGCGACTTGTATGCTCGCGTCTATGATTTGAAGGCGCACCCGTCTGAGGGGTTTGCGATGCTTTTGCTTCCGACAAGCACGGTATTTATTGCCGACCAAACAATCACGCAATATGTGAACTCCCTACAAGACGGCATTCCAGAATATGACTTGACACACTGACGATTCTGTGCTATAGTATAGGAACAATGAGCGATTACATGAGCGAGGACGAAATGACTTTGGGCAGTATTATGAATCTCGAACAAAAGGCTTTGGAGCGACTAACGGAAGATAGGCGTCAGTCCGGTTCGCTAGACGAAGAAGTTGAAGAAATGCTAAATGCTGTGGGTGTGTATTGGGATATGATTGAAGAGGAATACTTCAACATTGATACTTTTCAGGCCGAAACCTACAAGCGATTGGCTGCCGAATATGCGCCGCAAACTGACGCCTGACGGAAGACACATTGTCTTCTATCATCCAACAATAATGCAAGGCCAACACGGCAAGTATTATGCTGTTTCTGGTGCCACTTGGATTGAAGTTCCCGACGATACAACTTTGGAAGATGCCAAAGAATTGTTTTGTTGGGGCGCGGAAGCTCGCAAGTATTGGGATTCCAATTACTCTGATGAACCTGAAAAGGTAATTGAAGTAAAGGGCTCAAAGGGCAATACCTACAAAGTTACAAAGCAAGGCGACAAGTGGAAGTGTGAATGTTCAGGGTTTCAGTTTCGTGGAAAGTGCAAGCACATCACTAATCTGCAAACTCTACTTTCTGCTTGACAGCGGCGCCGGTCTGTGATAAGTTGTAAGCACAATGAGCGATAACAAACCTACTTGTACGACTTCCCTAAACGGGGATAAGCGCTGGTTCCTAAACGGCATACTTCACCGCGAAGATGGTCCTGCTGTTGAATGGGCAGACGGCGCCAAAGAATGGTTCCTAAACGGCAAACTTCACCGTGAAGATGGTCCTGCTGTTGAATGTGCAAACGGCGACAAAGAATGGTGGCTGAACGGTAAAAGACATCGTGAAGATGGTCCTGCCCTTGAATGGTCAAACGGCGAGAAAGAATGGTTCTTAAACGGCAAACTTCACCGCGAAGATGGTCCTGCTGTTGAATGGGCAAACGGCGACAAAGTATGGTTCCTAAACGATAATAAAACAACCGCCCTGGAAGTCTTCAAACAAGCCAATGACGAACAGCGAAAGCATATGCTTTGCTTTTACCCAAATGAGTTTTCCACTTGACAGGCGCCGCCGGGTGTGCTAGTATATATACACGATGAGCGAAGGAACCACGATGCTTAAGCAAGTAAATAACCTTATGGGACGAATCCTCATTGCTGGCGATGAGACTTCTTGGGATTATGGATTCCTTGAGTCTATTTCAAACCAGTTGAACAAGGGCTATACTCTTTCCCAGAGGCAGGAAGCAACTATTCAGCAGATTCAGGGTCGCTGGTCCGATGAGGCTATGAAAGCCCGAATGTCGTGGAATCAAGATTGGAATGATGAGAAGGAAGAAAAGTTCCTTATTGCTCTTCGTTACTACCGGCGGACTGGATTCTACAGCAATCTTGTGGGCAAGTATCTCGCCATTAACGAGGCAGGCGAGCGTAGCGTTAAGGGCATTCCTTCGATGAAGGAATACAACAAGATTGTAGAAAACAAGTATGCGTCGGCTGTCATTCGCAACTTGAAAGAGGAGCCGAAGTTTGCTGTTGGTGGTGCTGCTGTTTTCCGCGCAAGCGCGCTGGGTCGCCGCGCGGGCAAGACTTGTGTTATTCTCAAGTATGGCGATGTAGAAAGGGTTAAGTCCCACGCAAAGGGAGCAAAGCCGGTTCAGGTTCTTGTGATTGGGCAAGCGCAGCCGGTCTGGACGGAAGAGCGCTTTCTCAAGAAGGTAAAGAAGCGCAAGTGACATAGAATTGGGGTGAATATTATTATTTAGGGATTCAATGACAATCCTGAATCCCGGCGCGGTGAGAGTCAGCATACAATGTTAGATGTGCGCGCAAAATAAGTTGAAAGTTGTCTAGGCAGCAATCCCTGAAAAGTGATTGCCCCCCTTGTTTGAGAAATAAAGGTTGACAGCCACCTCCGAGGCTGGTAGAATAAAGTCAGAAGTTGAGAGAAAACCCCGAACACGGGAGAAAAAAATGAGTTATTCTGGAACCGTTCGATGCAGTTTTTGTGGCGGAAAGGGACACAACAGAACTGGTTGTCCTGAACTAAAGAAGAGTTGGGAAGAAGATCCCAACTCTTATTACGGTCGTCAGTGGGCGGAAATCCAGGCACGCAAGAAGAAGCCAAAGACTTGCTCTTACTGTAAGACGGAAGGTCACACCCGCGCAGGTTGTAAGACTATGAAGCAGCACAAGGTGCAGTTTCAGGATGACCTGACTTTGTGGCGAAAGGCTGTTCTAAAGTGGGCAAAGGATATCGGTCTGGGCATCGGTGCTATGGTTCGCTCAAAGAACATTGTTTACCGAAAGAATAATAGGTGGTTGTATCCTAACGAGGAGGGTTATGCTCCTCCGGCGGGATTGGTAATGAACAAGATGCCGAATGCTTTTATGATTCATCATGCGGGTATCGGAACATCGTTAGAGTGGTCGTCTTCCAACAACATTGATGTTGGATTTTATCAAGCCCTCGGATGCGAGGACGAACGTGGATACCACTCTAATATCGGTGTTGGGTTGCCTTGTATTCCCGGTATTGTTCCTCGCTTTGTAGCGCGGAAGAACTTCTATGGCGATATTACAAAGTATGATAGGAACGATTACGCCGGAGAAACTATCAACTGGGAGATCGTTTCGCCTGCTGTAAAGGATTTTGATTCTGCTTGGGCGAGCAAGGCAACTGTGAAGAACGCTACAAAGGAGCATTTCAAGGGCCCCGACGGTGTTGAGGAATACCAGTTTGTTACTTTCAGTGCCGCCGAGCGCGATCAACTTCGCAGGTATGTGTCGGGTCAGATTGAACTTTCGGAAATGTCTGATCCAGATCCTTTGGTAGAAGGTAGTTAGTAAAGAAAGAGATGTTTTTGGGGCTTGACTCCGAGCCCCTGGTGTGGTACTATATAGACAGTGGACAGAGCAATAGTGCTCAACTGACTGGAAAAGGAAAGAAAGAAAACATGGCAATCGACTTCAAGAATCTTCTGACCGTCCTTCCCCTCGTTACTGACGCGGGGCATCCTGTTCTTCTCCGTGGTCGCCACGGTATCGGTAAGTCCTCCGTGGTTTATCAGTATGCCGCGTCCCTCGGAATGCCGGTTGTGGAGCGTCGTGCTTCGCAGATGACCGAAGGCGACCTTCTCGGTTTGCCGACTGTGGACGAGGGTGTAACGTCCTTTTGTCCTCCCGATTGGTTCGCGACTGCTTGCGATAACGGTGTGGTGCTTTTCCTCGATGAGGTTGACCGTGCAACGCTCGAAGTTCGCCAGGGCATCTTTGAGCTTTGCGATTCCCGCAAGCTCGCGGGTCACGCGCTTCACCCGGATACGCTGATTTTCGCAGCGGTCAACGGTGGCACCCACGCGGGCGCGGCTTCCTATCAGGTTGGCGAGATGGACCCCGCCGAGCTTGACCGTTACACGGTTTTCGATGTTGAGCCGTCCGTGGACGATTGGCTTTCCTGGGCAAAGACGAACTGCGATCCCCTCGTGACGGACTTCATCCGTAACAACGTCGAGCACCTTGAGCACAATGACGACCCGGAGCCGAACAAGGTTTACCCGTCGCGTCGTTCGTGGTCGCGTTTCTCCGATACGGTGTCGCGCGGTAATCTTCTGGAAGCTGGACAGTCCAACCCGGCTGTTTTCTCGCTTGCATCGGCTTACCTCGGCTTTGAGGCGGCTGTCGCTTTCAACGATTTCGTTGCGAACTACAGCAAGGTTGTGACCGTCTCGGACATTCTCGACAAGGGTATGACCCCGGATATCGATCTTAACGCTCACTGCGCTCTGATTGATAAGCTGGGCGCGTCCGATCGGATGGCTTCGACTCTGAACGATACCGAGATTACCCACCTCGCGACTTACTTCACTTCGCTTGCCTCCGAGCCTGCGATGAAGCTGTGGACGATTGTCGGTAACGCTTGCCAGGAGAATGCAATCGCCCTTCACTCGGCGGAAGATGCGAACGGTCGCAAGGTTGGAACTTACCTCGTTGAGATTCTGACCGGCGACACGGTGTAACAATGGAGTATGCGGGGCTCATCGACATTGCTTTGTCGATGACGCCCCTATTACTTCACATTCTGTATACTCCAAGAATTGAAGAAGATTCCCCTTGACGGGGAGCCCCTGAACTGCTATTATACAAGGACAGTGAGGAAAGAAGTTATGACTGAGCCAATGAATTCTGAAACTGTGGAAATCAAGGAATCTGAGGTTCTCGCCTTTGACCTTGGTTTGCATGTCCATCGTCTCCTTATGGACGAGCCTTTCTTTGCGGCGCTTTCGCGTCGTATGGATAAGAAGGCTTCCAACGCTATCCCGACTGCTGGTGTGATGGTTACGGAAGAAGGCAAGTTGGAGATGGTTTACAATCCAAAGTTCTTCGCGGGTCTGGAGGATGCCGGAAAGAAGGATGTGCTTAAGCACGAGTTCTATCACATCGTTTATCAGCACGTTACTGGTGGACGGTTCGCGGCATTCCGAGATATGGACCCACAGGAAAGGAAGTTGCACAACATTGCGATGGACCTTTCCATCAATGGGCACCTTCCTAATCTTCCCGAGATGGCTTGCTTCCCTGGAAAGGGTCCGTTTGCACATTTGCCCGCTGGCAAGTCCGCTGAATGGTATTTGTCTGAACTGCGTAAGATGCAGAATGATCCGCCCGGTGGAGGCGGAGGCGGAACTCCCGGCGAAGGTCAGGGAAATCCTCTGGACAACGTTGACTCCTTTGATGACCACGATGGATGGGGCGAAGCCTCTGAGCAGGCAAAGCAGATTGCCGAGGAGCGTGTAAAGGAGTTTATCAAGGATGCGGTTGAAGAGGCAAACTCTTCTTCCCGTGGATGGGGCTCCGTTCCTGCGGACTGTCGCAAGGAAATCATGGATGGGATTACCACCAAGGTTGACTGGCGCAAGGTGCTCCGTTACTTTGTGAAGCAAAGTCAGAAGGCAAACAAGCGTTCGACTGTTCGCAAGATTAACAAGCGGTATCCTTACCAGCATCCGGGTAAGAAGTCCTCGCGAACTGCAAAGATTGCAATTGCGATTGATCAGTCCGGTTCGGTTTCCGATCAGATGCTCGCTGCGTTCTTCGCGGAACTCAACTCGCTCGCGAAGATTGCAGAGTTCACGGTCATTCCTTTCGATACTCGTGTGGATGAGAACCAGAACTATGTTTGGAAGAAGGGAATGAAGCGTAAGCGCGAACGTGTGATGCACGGTGGAACTTGCTTCAACGCTCCGACGAAGTTCGTGAATGAGAAGGGTGGATTTGACGGGCTCATCATTTGCACGGATATGGAAGCACCGAAGCCGGTTCGCTGCAATGTCCAGCGGCTCTGGATTACCGATGAGTACAACGGCAAGCGTCCTTACTTCAACCCGAAGCCCGAACGAATGATTATCGTTCCTACCGAAAGGTAGTTTTTTCTTCTTGACAACGGGTGCCCCTTCCTGTATAATATAAAGACAGTGAAGGGGTGCCCTGAATGTCCGGGAAGAGTAAAACTCGAAATTGGATTGCCGTCGCAGCCTTTCAAAGAGGTGGTGCCGGCAAACATCATAATAGAAGTCGGGACGTTTCAAAGGGACGTTCCCGCAAAACCAAACACAAAAAGAGAAAGGGAGATTATGATTGAACTTGCTATGCAACTGATTCTGTTTATTGGCTTTGTTGCCCTTGGCGTCGAATGGAGCCTGCACTAAAATGGAAGATGAAAACACCTGGGAGTTTTGCTACTCCCTTCGATACGGATTTGATGAGAAGTATGACCCGCCAGTTTTTGAAGATGAAGATGAGGAGGAAGAAAATGAGCGGTAAGCGAAACGATGAGGTTGTCGAGGCTTGGGTGCGTGGCGAAAAGGCTTGTTCCCACAATGGCAATCTTCGCTCCGATGGAGTCAACCTGTTTTCCTACAATCTTCGGATTGGCTATCGTGCGAAGTCAGGTACAACGGTCGCAGCCGATTACACTTCCCCTGGTGGCGACTTTCGGTCGATGACGACTTCCTGCCACGTTGGAAAGGTGCGATGGAGGGCTGACCACGTTATGCACCCAACCGTTTTCGAGAACTCGGTTTTTCCAGAGTGATTGATCTCAAACTTACTCCCGAACAAGTTGAGATGATTGTGGATGCTCTCAATAGGCTTGAAGACGAGTTGTATGCACAATACAAGTCTGCGTTTGTGGAAAACGAGGCACCAATCCTTGAGAGGATTGATAAAGTAAATAACCTGAGCAAAAGTGTGTGGGAAAAACTGCACCGATTCAATACGTCCGTTGCCGATGCGGTGGGCGAAGGCGAACAAATCAAAGTTGATCCCTTCGATTTGAGAGGGTTGGAGTTTTAGAAAATGAGTGAATACAAGTCCCCTTATGCTGCCAACATTGGTAGAATGAACAATTCCGAGATTGTTTCCCTCGCAAAGAATCGTTTTACTGACGAAGAAACGCAAATCGCGATTGCGAAGCATCATTATGCTCTCGCAAGGCAATACCTTGCGTCAAACCCTGATGTTTCGCCAAAGGCTGCTGATATTCTTTGGGACCGAAAGGGTTACGTCCTCAAGTGCTGTCTTTTGGAGAACGGAAAGAAGGAGATTTCAGAGGAGGAACTGACCCAATTCTACCGAACCACTTTCAAGGGTCGCCACTTTCGAAAGTGGCGAATGTATCAGGCTTTCCTTGGTGGATACAGTTGGTGGAGGGGAAATATCAAAAATCGCACCCACGGTGCTTTGCTTGAAGAGATGTATGCAGATGTAACAAAGGGCGGCGCAGAGTATCACCTCATTCGTCGCTTTGTAGATCATCCAAATTGCACGCTTAACCTTGCGCTCCGAATCTCCACGATGAAGATTCCCGAGGATAAGCTCCGGTGGAGTCGGCAATGGGGTCGAGTCAAGCAATCGGCATTGATGAAGGTCGCGGAGCTCACAAAGCGCGAAGGCGCAACTTCGCGGTAATTTTTGCCTTGACAAGCGCCCCTCCGTCTGCTATTATATAAGCACAGTGAGGGAAGGTTTGAAGCCTTCCGCTAAAGGAGCAATCAAAGAATGGGTAAGCGCAACAACGTCCGAAATGCTTTCATCATCGCAAACAATGCTCGCACGGCGTCTAATCACACTCACGGCGTTTCTTGCTCCCATGTTGGTGGTTGTCGCGAATTTGATCCAAATGTTCGCGTCGGCAAGATTTGGTATTGCGAGCGTCACGGTGGAGCAAACAACATTGCTCGCGCAAACGCAAAAGATGATGCTTTCGCTAACGGTATTCCAGGGGCTGCTCGGCGTTCTCGTATTGCTCGATTTCGCGCTCGAAATAAGGCGCCTATGCATCCCGGCAACGCAATTCTTTTCGCGCAATGGGAAGAAGAAAAGACCGCTTCCAAGCCTGTTCAGCCGAAGCCAAAGAAGGTTGTGAAGAAGGCAAAGAAGTCGGATCGTCAGAAGATGCTCGAAACGCTTGGGTTGACCGAAGCCGATTTGGTTTCTCTCCGAGGTTAGAAGAAATGAAGATGGTTGTGGTGTACGATACTGACAACTATGAGGATTTGCAGAACTCAATCGCGATTATGCGAAGGTTGGTCAATGAATACGACAAAAAGTATGGGCTCGGAGGATACAAACGAAAGTTCGCGAAGATTCAGTTTATCAAGATTCTTCGTGAGTGGGAAAGGGCCGCGCCGTCGAAGCCGCGTTCTGTTAATAAGGATGATGTTGCTTCGTTGAGGTCTGTTAAAGAGTTCGTCGACGAGCTTTGGAAGAATCACGAATAACTATGATGAAAACCTTTCGCATTGGTGATTTGGTTTGTTACGAAGATGATTTCGTCAACGAATTTGAATTCGTCGACGACTCATATCTTGAGGATAATGGACGATTCGTCGGAACCATTATTGGATGGTCAAAGTCTTTCGATGGACGAACCTGTGCGAAGATTCATTGGTTTGATTGGTTCAAGGCCGGGCCAAAAGAAACGGTAGAATACTTTAGCGAGATTCAGTTAATCCCGGGAGAACAATAATGAGCGTTACTCTTATCAAGGCAACCCTAAAGGCACAGAACTTTCGGCAACACAAGAAGAACCCGATCGGAAACACGCTAATCTTCTCGCGGAAGCATCCAACGGAAAAGTTCGTTCGGATTGTCGTTGATTCCGGGATTGATAAGAACACGCAAAAGATTGTTTCGCAACCTTCCGTTTCGTCCGTTTACATCAATATCAATAAGCATTGGCGTCAGATTGTTTCGCCACATAAGGGAACAAACCTTTCGGGACTAATCGCGGCGGTGGAAACTCGTGCTTCCTCCGCTCCAAAGTGCAAGCATTGTGGAGCAAAGAAGTTTAAGGCAAAGTCTGGGAAGGTTGTTTGCGCTAACGCTTGTTGGTCCAAATGGTCGGGCAACAAAACTAAATCTACTCAGAAAACGAGTCAGAAATCTTCTC